TTGATACTGGCCAGAACTTCCTTTTCAAGGATCAGTGAGCTGATGCCGTTCGGTTTTTTGCATTTTCCTTTGCTGTATCCGTAGCAGGAGAAGTAAGAATATTTTTCCCCATTGACTCGTTTCATAGTGGTTGAGGTTAGGGTGCGTCCGCAATCCGGACATTTCAGCAGTCCAGAGAGCCAGTGCTTATAAGTGGAAGAGGGACGCTTGCCAACCGGCTTGTAGGTGGCTTTAAATCGTTTCTGTGCTGATTCAAAGAGTTCTTTTGATATGATAGCCGGCTGTTGCCCTTCTGTAACAATCCATTCGTCCTTATCTTTGATACGATTGGTGCTGTTCTCTGTCCGGTTCCACCGGATCATGCCACAATAGGAAGGATTCTGGATGATGTATTCGACAGATCTTCGCTCAAATGGCTTTCCGTGCGAAGTCTTGAGTCCTAAAGAATTTAGGTATCTGGCGATATCAAAGAAGCTCATGCCTTCATTTGTGTATTTTTCGAATATAGTCCGAACAATCTTTGCTTCTTCCGGAACAATCACCGGCGGCTTGCCATGCTCCACAACCTTGTAGCCAAGCGGCGGACGTGCCTGGTATGCTCCGCGGAGTGCATTTTCTTTCATACCTCGATACACTTCGCCAGATAACCGGATAGAGTAGTATTCGTCCATCCATTCGATGATACGCTCGATCAGGCTGCCAAAGGGATCATCGGAGAGTGGTTCAGATACACTCACGACATCTACATTGTGTTGCTTTTTTAATAGAGATTTATAAACGATAGATTCTTCCTGATTCCTGGCGAACCTGGAAAACTTCCACACCAGGATCTGATCAACCGGATGATCATCACCTTTGGCCAGTCCGATCATCTCCTGAAAGCCGGGACGCTTGTTGGCTTTCCTTCCGGAGATACCTAGGTCTGTGAAGATCTTCAGGATTACAATATTGTTCTTGGCTGCATAGTCCCGGAGGAGATGCTCCTGGGAGTCCGGGGAAATCTCTTCCTGATCATGAGTGGATACTCGGATGTAGCCGTATGCATATTTTACGCTCATTGTATCACCTTCCTGTAATTATATGTGCGACGTCGCACAAAAATGGGTATAAAAATAACACCTATGCAGGTGCCAGGGAAATGTGATATAATACTCTTGTTCACGGAATGTTATATCGTGCCTTGGCACTGTATAGTATTCATTAGGCCGTTCCTGTTGGTAGCAGGGACGGTTTTTATTTAATACATTTTTATCTTTTGGCTGATGTGATTTATATCACAAAATATATTTATAGCTTGTAAATAGTCTCCCAGTTAGAAGGAGCGCTTTTTTCAATCTTTTTAACAGTCAACTGATTATCTACCATTGCAAGATGAATCATATATCCCCTTTTTTGTTTCCAAAAGATTAATCGTGCTTTACCAATGTTTCCGTCCTGCGTATAAGAGAGTGATCCGAAATAGTCTCGTGCTAAGTTTAAATCATTGTGAGTAGAATATGCATATTGTAAGATCAAAGGGTATTTAGCAGGTCGACCTGTTTGCGTATACGGTTGAGCTTTATAAAAAGTCAAATTATCAGAATATGAAAATTCATGTGTGTCGATATTTAAATTTTCCTTTAAATGCGCAAGCTTTAATGCAAAAGCAATAAATGTATTTATTTGTTTAAATTCTGCGTCAATTAATGTCCGATCGGAGGAGGGGACATTTAAAATTCCCTGTTTTAAGTTGGTTGGAATAATTCTTCCCACAGAAACCATAATGGGAGAAGTTATACTTGGATTGCCAGAATACTTAGGGGATGGATGCCTTTTCTCAATAACCGCTATGTGATTCTTTACCGCTTCAAGTCCTTTAAGTGTTGGTTTGAGTGAACTGTCAAGATATTCATTTTTTATAAGATAGTCTTTTTCATCTTTAAAATTAATTCCATATTCATATTCAAAGTATGAAGGCACTTTCTTGTTATTATATTTATTGAGCCAATACAACATATAAACATGTCCCGGCAATAAACCATCGGGATAACGATACATCATACTCTTAGGTATAATTGATTGTTCAGGAAACATTTCTGCTTGCTCAATCCAATCAGTATTTAACTCTCGATCTTGAGAAATAAATGGTTTTTCAGGATAGTCTTTGTAAAATCTTTTGTAAATTTTTTGACAGTAAGTATCACTTGCTTTGATTCGTTGCATAGCATCTATCCGTTCAGCAGGGATAGAGTATCTATCGACAGTCTTTTCTGCTGAATTATACTTGCTTATTGCTGGCATTGGTTTTTCTTTTTTAGAAAAGAAGTTAAATAATCCCATAAAACCACCTCTTTTTATATTATTTTAAACACTGCCAAATTCGGAATAAAATAGACGATGTAGTTATCCACAATCTTATATACCCCATACTTATTCCGATAGCAGTTAATGCAGTCTTCCAGATATTCTTCTGTAACATCCAGATACTCTGCAATTTCATATTTATCTTTACAACCGTGTTCATAGGCTCTGATCAGACCGAATAATCCGATACTGCGGTTGTATCCCCAGAGCCGCGCCTGGCGCTCTTGTTTTCGGTTTTCTGGAACAGTCATATCGAGAATGTTTCCAACTGATGTATAATAATGCCCTAATTCCTCTGCCAGGACACAGGCTTTTTCTTTTTCTGTATCAATGTCTTGCCGGATTGCTATCCGGTTGCCTTTGATACGTCCGTTGTTATACTTCAATGGTTTCTCTTTTACTGTAAGTCCGATATCGCAGGCTTCATCTAAAAGTGCTTCATAAGCATTCATCGTAAACACCTCCAAGATAATTATAATAATTCACCTGTCCGATAAAAAAGACTTAGAAATCTTTATCATCCATAATATCATCATCTGACGTATCAGCTCCTTCAGGAACGTTTATATCTGTACGTGCTTGAGCTGCGTTCAATATAGTTGAGTTGTCAGAAGAGTAAGTATCTATGGTGTAGTTTGCCATATTGGATAAATCAGTAGCGTAATCAATAACTTTTTCCTTACCAGCTGTATTGAGTAAATTGAAAGCTTCTAGTAATTTTTGCTCATAGTTAACATCTTTTGACTTATCAAGAACAAAATGTATAGATAGCGTATCATTCTTCGTATCATATAATACGACATCAATAATAGCATTAAGTGCAGCAGCTTTGTCAGTATAAGAATTGAATGGACTTTTTAGAGCTTCAGCTATATTACTTACTGTTTCTATTCCATCCGTATATTTTGTAGTGTTGTCAACTCCCTCACACATTTCGCTTAGGCTATCACAAATAGCTTGAAAAACAGTTGGGCTATTTTTTAGGCTTCTTCCTGTTATTTCAAATATCATGGTACTATCAGAAATGTATTTACTGTATTTAGTATCCATGTCGGCGTTCATATTAATATCTTTTCCGACTAGCCATCCTGGATTAACATTCAAAGAATTGGCAATAGAATGTAAGACAGGAAGTTTTGGATGAGCAATTTGTCCACGTTCATATCGTTGGATAGTTGATTTTGCCACGCCAATATCCTTGGCAATGTCTTCTAAAGTATAATTTCTTAAAGAACGAGCGTGTTTAATTCGTTCACCTATTTTTTTTACATCCACAATACACACCTCCCTTATAAGTACACTATACAACAATAAATTGCACAGCGCAATATGAGAAAACAAAAAAAATAAAAAAAGTTGCACAGTGCTATTGACTTAAAAGTTGCGTAATGCTACAATTTGACGTGAAAGGAGGAGTTAGGGTGGTAAATTCAAGAAAAATAAAGGGGCGCCTTGTTGAATTGGGATTAACGCAAAAAGATGTTGCGGAAAAAATTGGCGTAGCACAACCGACAGTAAATCAAAAAATCAACAACATTCGCCCGATGGACTTGCAAGAAGCAGAAGCAATTGCGGATTTGCTAAAAATAAGTCCTAGAGAATTTGTAGAATATTTTTTTACATAGCAGTTGCATAATGCAACAAGCGTGATGAAAATGAATGGAGGACACATGAACGAACTTGTATATCTGAAAAATGATAAACCAGTATGTAGTAGCTTACAGGTAGCAGAGAAGTTTGGAAAGAGACATACTCATGTGATTGAAAGAATTGAAAAAATCATTGAAAATGACTCAACCGAAAATTCGGCTCAGTGTTTTAAGGCTTCCATATACAAAGATAGTACTGGCAAATCAAACAAAATGTATGTAATGGACAGAGATGGATTTACATTCCTTGTTATGGGATTCACTGGAAAGAAAGTTAATGAATCCGTCCTGTGTGAATACCATAAAGGAAATACAACAATGGAAGTGGAAGAAAGATGAGCGTACCAACACTTATCTGGAAGAACCAGTTCCATTTTTTGATGATGCAATGGCGATGCTGCGTTATTCCATCGAGGAAGAGCGTAAAGCTAAGCCGAAACTAAATAGAAACCTGAAGGGAGGACTGTAAAGTGTTATTTCGATTACCGTCAGAAGAAGAACTGACAGATAACAAATTGAATGAATTCATAGCAAAACATAATGCAGAGTGTGCCTTTCGGTTTAAACATCTGAAAGATGCATACGAAACAGACTACCAGATTTTTCACCAGAAGCCAAAGCCGGATTATAAGCCGGACAATCGTATTGCTGTGAACTTTGCAAAATATATGGTGGATACATTTAATGGATATTTTATCGGGAATCCGATTAAGATATCTGTGGATGGTGATGCTGCAGGCAACATCAAAAAATATGTGGAGCTCCTGGATCAATACAATGATCAGGACGATAACAATGCGGAGCTGTCGAAGATCTGTTGCATTTATGGCAAGGGATACGAGATGTATTACGTGGATGAACTGGGAAATATCGGGATTACATATCTGACACCGTTCGATGCTTTTATGATCTACGATGATTCGGTGCTGTGCAGGGAACAGTATTTCGTTAGACTGTACATAGATTCGAATGATGTACTGCATGGAAGCGTATCAGATGCGGAGAAGATACGTTGGTTTACCCAGAAGGGAAAGCTTATATGGGAGGAAGAAGAAAAGATACATGGATTTGACGGGGTGCCGGCTACAGAGTATGTGGAGAACAAGGAGCGCACATGCATCTTTGAACCGGTAATGTCAATGATTGATGCTTATAACAAAGCAATCAGTGAGAAATCAAATGATGTAGATTATTTTGCGGATGCCTACATGAAGATACTTGGAACTATGCTTGGTAATGACGAGGTGAAGCACATCCGGGATAATCGTATTATTAACTTTGACGGAGATGCGAATCAGCTTATTGTAGATTTTTTGAATAAGCCAGATGGAGATACCACACAGGAACATTTGATTGATCGTCTGGAGAAATTAATATTCCAGATCGGTATGGTTGCGAATATCTCAGACGAGAACTTCGGTACAAGCTCCGGCATTGCCATGAAGTATAAGCTGCAGGGAATGAGCAATCTGGCCAAGACAAAAGAACGAAAGTTTACATCCGGAATGAACCGGCGGTACAAGCTGATCTTTTCGAATCCGGTATCCGGAATGAAAGAAGATGACTGGGTGAAGTTGCATTATCATTTCACGCCGAATATTCCATCGAATGTACTGGAAGAGAGTCAGATCGCTGGTAATCTGGATGGAATCGTATCACAAGAGACACAGCTTGGCGTACTGTCTGTAGTGGACAATGTGCAGGGAGAAATTGATCGAATACAACAGGAAGAAAATCAAAAAGCAGAGTACATGGTGCTTGGAAGAAATGAAAACTCTATATTGGAAATGATAACCATCATAAAAGAATATGCGGAAAGAAATGGAGAGGAACCGGTCGATGTTTTCAATAAAATACTTGGAGAAGGCGTAAATGGCAATGAAGAGTAGTGAGTATTGGAAGAAACGAGAGGCTGAAAACGCCATGAAAAACCAGATCTCGGAGGTGCAGTACAAGAAAAATATTGAAGAGATCTATGCCAATATGATGGACGAGATCAATAAAGAGATCAACGGATTCTATACCAAGTATGCTGCTAAAGAAGGCATTACGATGGCTGAGGCAAAGAAGAGAG